ACCCCAAATGCGTGCCTGCTGCAAAAGCAAGCCGAATGACAGAATCAGAAAAGCGTTCTGCTGTTGCAAGGAAAAGACAAGCCGGTAACCCAGGAGGCAAACCAACTAACGTCAGTACCTTTACCAAGAGATACTATGGTGGTATGATAGACCTATAAAATTTTAAGGAGAAAATTATGTTAAAAGGCAATCAAAAAAAATTAGATAAAAACAAAGATGGTAAAATATCTGGTGAAGATTTTAAAATGATGAAAGCTTCAGCGGGTGCAGCAGCATTATTAGGTGTTGGTGGAGCTAAAGCAAAAGCTAAATTAAAAGACCATTTAAAGGAAAAACTATCTGTTCTTAGTCCAGCTATGCAATATTTAGGCGACACTGCTAAAAAATCTAAAGGTGGTGAAATGATGAAAAAAGTTGCAGGCGGAGCTGCTATTAAAGGTATGGGTGCAGCTAGAACTTCTGGCATGGGCCTAGAAGATGAAAACTTAATACCAGGAAAGTCTTTAGATTATTATAAAGACATAATGTAATGAATTATGGCTACGTCAGGAACTACAGCATTCGATCTTCAGATCGATGACATTATTGAAGAGGCATACGAACGATGTGGTATGCGGACTAATAGTGGTAATGACATCCGTAGTGCAAGAAGAAGTTTAAATCTTTTATTTTCAGAGTGGGGAAACAGAGGCGTACACCTTTGGAAAGTTCAATTAAATGAAGCAACACTAGTTGCAGGTCAAGCAACTTATACTGTAGCAACAGATGTCAATGATGTTCTTGAGGCTTATATCTCATCTACTTCTACTGCAGGAAATACTGCAAGTACAAATGATATTTCATTAACAAAAATTGATAGATCTGCTTACGCAGCTCTTCCTAATAAATATGCAACAGGTCAACCATCACAATACTATGTTGATAGACAAACGGATCCAACAATAAGTTTATACTTAGCTCCTGATGCATCAACTTATACAACTTTAAAATTTTATACAATTAACAGAATCGAGGATGCTGGTTCGTTTACCAATACTGCAGATGTTGCTTATAGATTCTTACCTTGCATGTGTTCTGGTCTTGCTTACTACTTAGCGCAAAAAAGAGCACCGGATAGAATACAAATACTAAAACAATTATATGAGGATGAGTTATTAAGAGCATTAAATGAAGATGGTTCTAGAACTTCAGTTTATATTTCACCTCAAACTTATTTTGGAGATGGTATATAATGAGTTATGCAACTGGTAAAAGAAGTCAGGCAATATCAGATAGATCTGGTCAAGCATTTCCATATAAAGAAATGGTTAAAGAGTGGACAGGAGCTTTAGTTCATATTTCAGAGTATGAGCCAAAACATCCACAACTAGACCCTCCTTATCATAAAGCAGATGCTATTGCTTTAAAAAATACTAGATCACAAGATTTTCAACAACCTACTACAGTAAACGGTGCGATAGCATCTTCTGGTGGACAAGGAATGATAACTGCTAACCTAACATTACCTGGAGATTTTGCATTTATAAATCAAGGTTCAAGTGCTATGATTCCGGCTGACCCTTCATTACAGAACAGAAGAAGACAAGCAGCTATCTATGCAGGTAGAGTAACAGTGAGTATTACATAATGGCTATAAGTTATTCAGATTTTTTAACACAAGTAAGAGATTATACTGAAGTAGATAGTAATGTTTTAACTGATACGATTATTCAAAACTTTATAAGGTCTGTTGAATTAGATATTGCAGGTAGAGTAGATTATGATGATTTAAGAAAATATTCTACTTCTAATTTTACAGCTTCTAACAGATATGTTTCATTACCTGCTGATTTAACTATAATTAGATCAGTTCAAGTAATTGATGGAAGTGGTAATAGAACTTTTTTAGAAAAAAGAGATACAAGTTTTATATCAGAATATAATAATGATGGAGCAACAGGGACTCCTAAGTATTGGGCTAATTGGGATGACTTTAACTTATTGGTAGCACCTATACCTAGTTCTGCTTTACAAGTACAAATAAATTATATTACAGATCCACCAGAATTTACATCTACTAACAATACTTTTATATCTACATACCAAGAATCAATGCTATTGCATGGTGTATTAACTGAAGCTTTTAGATTCTTGAAAGGACCAATGGATATGTACAACCTATATGAAAAGAAGTATAATGAAGAGGTACAGAATTTTGCTCTACAACAAATGGGCAGAAGAAGACGATCGGAGTTTGATGACGGTGTACCTAGAATGGTAGTACCTTCTCCTTCTCCATAAACCAATAATTTTTAAGGAGAATAATTATGGCAATAACAACAAACGCAATCTGTAATTCTTTTAAAAAAGAATTACTTCAAGGACAACACGACTTCGATACATCATCAGACACTTACAATTTGGCGATGTATACATCAAACGCTACTTTAGGTGCTTCAACTGAAAACTACATAACAGCAAACGAAGTATCTTCACCAGCAGGTTATACTGCAGGTGGTAAAGCTTTAGTAAACCAAGGTGTAAAAGTATCTTCAGGTGTAGCAATTACTAGTTTTGCTAATTTATCTTTCACTGGTGTAACATTATCTGCTAGAGGTGCATTAATTTACAATACAACAACTGACGGTGGTACAAGTACTACTGATGCAGTTGCTGTGTTAGATTTTGGTGGAGTTAAAACTGCAACAGCTGGAACATTTACAATTCAGTTCCCTGCATTTACAACATCTGCTGCGATTTTAAGAATAGCTTAATAAAGGTATAAAATGGTATGGCCACTGGATGGGGTAATAAAACATGGGGAGCATCAGAATGGGGAGACCTATCTGACGAAACCATCTCAGTCAGTGGCATATCATTAACCACATCTATAGAAACATCAACAACTCAAGCAAATGCTAATGTTGATGTAACTGGCTCACAACTAACATTTACAAACGCAGGAGCCGTTGCAGGTGCATCAGCTGATGTGCCGGTCACAGGTATTCAAGGAAATCTTTCTATAGGGGAGGAAGATATTGCTAGAGGTATTCAACAGGATGTAACTGGTTCAGAATTAACTACAACACCAGGTGCTGTTACTATTGATGAACAGTTTTTAATAGGTGCAGGTTGGGGTAGAGACACTTATGGAAATTTAGGTTGGGGTGTTAATTATTCAGCAAATCCTGCTGAAGGTACAGGTATTGAATTAACATCTTCTATTGGAGAAGAAACTGCATTTACTGATGTAACTATAAATATAACTGGTTTAGAACTTACAATTGATTTTGCAAATCCATCGTTCTCAATTCAAATTGACCAAGATATATTTGTACTAGCTTCCGAAGATCAATTAGATGCGAGTGTTGGAACTATTGCAGATGTAACCGGTACAGCCACTGTAGATGTTACAGGTATTGAATTAACAAGTAATATAGGCCAGGTAATTCCAGAGCCTAACCTAGAGGTACCAGTAACCGGTATATCGGCTTCAATGACCATTGGTAATATATCTTTAATTCAGTCTACCGTGGAACTTGTAACAGGCCAACAATTAACAGGATCTGTAGGTCAAGTAGATGCTGTATCAGTAGCAGAGGTTTCAGGCATTCAATTAACAGGATCTGTAGGATCCGTAACAGTAGATGCTGACGCTGGAGTTAATGTTTCTGGAGTGTCTGCTAGTATTTCTGTAGGTTCTGTAAAAATAACTGCGTGGCAAGAGATAAATCCTGGCGTAAACAATGTATGGACAGAGGTTGATTTAGCTGCATGATTAAGGTAAAATTATAATTATTTAGGAGATAAAAATTTATGACATCGGCATATTCAACAGATTTAAAACTCGAACTAATGGTGACTGGCGAAAACGCTGGTACATGGGGTGATAATACAAATAACAACTTAAACTTAATTCAACAAGCAATTGCAGGATTTGAATCAATAGCACTTAGCGATGGTGGGACTGTTACTCTTGCTATGACTGATAAAACTATTTCAACTGCAAGAAACATGGTAATTAAATTTACTGGTACACTTACAGGAGCATCAACTGTTACTGTTCCAGATACAATAGAAAAATTTTACATATTTGATTGTAGTGCTGTTGTTGGACCAACTAATTTAACAATCAAAACAGTTTCAGGAACTGGATTTACATTAGATGCTGCAAAAATATATGCTGCATATACAGATGGTACAAATTTAAATGAAATTTCATTAGACACTTTAGGTGGAACAATTGCTGCTGCTAATATTACAGGAACAATTGCAACTTCACAAATTGCAGATGCTGCAGTAACCACTGCCAAAATTTCAGATAATGCAATTACTACTGTAAAAATATCAAATGCAAATGTGACTACAGCAAAAATAGCTGATGATGCAATTACACCTGATAAACTTTCTAATACTGCTGTAACTGCAGGATCTTACACTACCGCTGATATTACTGTGGATGCTCAAGGACGAATAACTGCTGCTTCTTCGGGTAGTGCAGGTGCAACAGTAGCAGGTTTTTCAGTGGCAGCATTTGGACCTGCTACAGGATCTATAACAGCTAATCCTGCAGCAACTGATATTTATGCAGTACTGTATGGAGGCACTGGAGGTGGAGGGGGAAACCCTTTTTTAGGGCCTCATAACGGAGGTAATGGCGGATTAGGTAAAGTTGGTTTTTTTGAAGTTCCAGTTACAGGGGGAGCTACTGTACCCTATACTTTAGGTGCTATGGGAAATGGTGGAGGAGGAGCCAATGATGGAACAGGAGGAACTGGAAACGCTGCACAAGCATCTGGTCTTCAGGGACAAACATATATAAACGGTGGTAATGGTGGCACTGGAGGAAGATATTTTGGTAATAACGGTAGCCCGGGATCAGGGGCTAATTTTTCTGTACCAGCAACGGTAGAAATAACAGCTACTACGAATGTTCAAAATACAATTTATGATGCATATATTTTTCCAAATTTAGGAGGAGCTGCAGGTTTAAGACCAACCGCAACTCCAATTCAACAAGGAGAAATATATGGAATTCTTCCTGCTGATACTAATAATACTCCTCAATCCTATCAATTAGGAAGAGGGGGTGGAAATTATGGACCTAACAGTAACGGTTCAGGGCAACCTGGAGGACAGAGCTCACTATTAATATTAGATATATTATAGGATAATTATGGCATATATATTTTACTCACCTGCAAAAAAAGGATTATTAGCAATCACATCTAACGATACTGATAAAACAGCAATAACTTCTCATTTTTTAAATGGCAGTTATGTTGAAGAAAATTTATCAGATACTGATTTTTTAAAGTTAAGACAAAATACACATGGCTTTAATTTTCAAAATGAAAACCCAGTTTTAGAAGAAATAGCAATAGGCTTTCCAAATAAAGAAGTTTTAGATCAATACATAAATTTAAATTTAATACCTGCTATTGATTCATACTTATCTAATTGGAAAAATCATGCACATTATTCAAAATGGACTTCTTATAAAACACAATTAGAAAATTTAGATACTACATCTATTACTTATCCTTTAAACAAATCTTTAGAAAAACATTTTGCCGATGAAGGGCAACCGTATTATTCTCTTTTAGAGTTGCCTTAATATTAATTAATGTTATAAGTTTATATGTTTTCAAAAAACATAAAATTTTTAGTACCTCCAAAATATTTGGAGTATACTGATAAGTCTATATATCCAATACCTGCAAAACAAAATATGCCTGATTGGTTTAAAAAATTATCTAATAAAGTTGATGGAATGACAGTGAAACATTGTAAACCTTTTTTAGATTCTTTA